AACTGCATTATTTGTTTCACTATCAATCGTTAAACCTTGAACATCACTTGGAGGTGTTGTATTTGATACCTCTTCTAAAATTATTATGTCATTTAATAACTCTAATTCAGATTTACCACTTTGTAAATTAGTTGTGATTGAATTGATTTTATAACTATGTCCGTTAACTATAAATCTATCTGCCAATGTATATTTCAATAATATTCTTAAAGGTAAATAAGCAGTTAGTTTTGTTAATCTGTTCTTTTTATTAAATACACTTTTAATATAATTCTTGTAATACTTCTTAAATAAAGTATCTTCAAAATCAGATGTATTAGTATATTCGTTTACCTCTTCATCAAAATGTATGTTTTCTTTGCTTATGTTTGAATCTATTGAACGACTATTTGAAGGTATATTATAAGCTACCAATTGTAAGTTTGTATTTAAACTATCTACAAATGAAATTGAAGTACCACCTGTTTGGTATATTGGATAAAACAATAAAGGTTTGCCAATGTAACTTTCTTCGTTATCATCTACAAATCTACCATATTGTATTGTGGTTGAACTATCATCGTTTATATCTTTTAACCTTTCGAACATCATATGAGAAAATGATGGAGTAACTTTATATATACCACCATCAATATCTCTTTCATCTCCATTATAATAATTAGTACCCCATTGAGCAGCTTCTTTTTGTTCATAAGTAGCGGCTAATAAAGTATCTGTATCTTCATAACCAAAATCTATTTCTCTATAAGGTAAAGCTACATTAACACTACTCTTTCTTGTATCTACATATTTAGTAATATCATAACTAACACCACTTGCATAAAAGCTATCTAATGTTTTTACAATTATCTTATTTGTATCTCTATCAATGTAAGCAGTTAAATTAAACATTTTAAATAATGAAGTTAAGAAATCAATAACTTTCATTTCGGGTATTTGTTGAGTAATTACAAAATCAAAATTACTAAAGAATATAAATTGATTTGTTGAGTACCTTACCGTTGAACTACCACTACCAAAAGGTGTGTAATCTATACTGTAATAAATATCTGTAAATGTAATATCGTTCTTTGCTTCAATGTACAACTCATATTTAGAGCCACTAACAATTAAGTTCTCTAAACTAACTACCTTATTACCAACAATACCATTTTCTAAAGGTATTCTTAAACCGTCTCTATATATAAATAAATTATAAGGCTCTTGACTTGTAGTCTCTAAATTAATAGAGAATATATCGTAAAACTCAACATCACCATTTATAATTAAAGTTGTTGAGTCTATTGTTTGTGTTTCTGTACCTACATCAGTTTTAACCTCAAACGTATTTACAAAACCACCATTTGCTTCACCCGTATTTTCAACCTTACCTTTCTTTCTATGCATCCACATAAACAAATCATAATATGCTTTATTTGAACTATTGAATAAATCTTCACTAAAAGTTAAATTATATTCGTACTCAATTGCTTCTATAATCTTACTTATTCTAATTGCATACTTTAATTCATCATATCTAACTCCGTGAACTTGCCCTTGATGTTGTCCACTATCATAAAATAAATTACCGTCATTTTCATTACCTCCAAAATGTCCACTTGCACTATTGTAATATAATTGTTGTGTATGTGTTATTAATGGTATTATAATGTCATTTGAACTTGGACTTAAAGCTAAATAATTTGATATAACATTTGGCTCATATTTCTTACTTAATAAGTTTAGTTTGTTTAATACATTTAACTTATCGTCTCCTAATATCTCTTTTAAGGCAATTGTACTGCCAAAGAATGTTACTTTATAGCTATGTGCTTTATTGTCTCTTAAATCAACTCCTTCTAACTTTATTTTGCCATTTCTAAATGGACTATTGTTTAACTCTATTCTTGCATCTACTTTTATTCTTGCATCAAAAGTATTATCAATGTCAAAGTTATAATAGTGTTTAAATATTCTGTTATTCTTTTTTGTAGCGGGTATGCTAAACGTTTTTGAAAAGTCTGTAAATACCTTTGCAATATCCCTTACATTTTGAATTGATTGTGTTATAGAAACACTTTCGTCTTTGAATAGTTCAACCCTATGACCTTGTATGTACAATTGTAGTTCTTGCATTTATCTTACACTATTTATCATATCAAAAGCATAATCTAAATCTAATGAGTAATCTACTAAATTATCGTTTGCTCTTGTCTTAAATGTTAAACTATTTGTTTTTACGTTCATTGGTGTTATCTTACCATCCATTTCCATCCATACCTTTTCAGATAACAAGATTTCTTTCATAGGCTCGTTATAATCTTCACTTACATAACCTGTATTTAATGTAATGCTTTTGTTACCAACTACATTGAATTGCTGATACTGATGTTGATTACTATACCCAAAATTACTATAAATGTTTGATTTGTATTTCTCTTTACTTACATTCATTTTCTCAATAGACTTCTTAAAAAACCAAATGTCTTGTACTGCACCAAACCTATTTACAAAACTTAATTTAGCAGGAGTATATCTACATTCGTCTATTGTTACAACATCTATTACCTCAACTATCTTATTACCTAAAACAGGCTCCCCACTAATAATAATTTTATCAACTGCGTTTAAATCTACTTCGCCTAATATAGCGTCGATACATACGTTATCTTCATAAGTACCATTCTCTGATAATACTCTTTCTTTAAAAGAATCTATATCTGTACCTATTACTTGAAATATACTTGTAGTTGATGAGGTTATTGCTTGTGTTCTTACAATCTTTCCTTTATATAAATAAGTTATCTCTTCTGCTCGGTTTCTGTTAATTGGTATCTTTACATCTGCATCATTTAATCTATAAATAACTTTGTTTGTAATAGCCCTTAATGTTTGTATTTCTCCATCTTCACTATCAAAATAATTATAACCATCAGTACCTATTATATCAAAATAACTACTATAAACAACACCCGCATTATTGTTTTCTAAAAAGTCATCGTAAACAGTGAAAGTTATATTTACTGCTTGTGACCAACTATCAACATTATCTTTATCTACTTCTATAAAGTCTCTTATTAATTCTGCAAACTCAAATAGAACACTACCATCTTTCTCAAAGTTTTTCGCTAATACATATTCAGCCACACCATTTATAGTTAATGTTACTTTTATAGAATGCCCATATACATCTACTAATCTAAAATGAAAAGGTGACCTCGTTGGAGTAAAAACAGATACTGCCATTATTTTCTTGCTTTATTATTTATACTATTTTTCATTAACTGCTCAACATCTAACTTATATGCTTCAATTAAATCTTTATCTATGTTCTTAAACGCTTTCTCAAAAGGTTTTGTAAAAAATAAACTTGGTCTTATACCTCTGTTGTAAATATTACCCGCAATTATATGTGCTATGGTATTGTAATTACCTTTCTTAAATCTACCTTTACTATCTCTTAACCTTATGTTCTTTTTCTTTGCCCACTTCTCTAAACTTTGTACAAACTCTTTATACCTACCAACTTTGCCACTTCCAAATCTATATGGACTATTTGGTGCTTGTTGTCCTCTTATCTTTGCGTTTGGAGATACTTTACTTGGGTCTTTACCTCTAACACCTTTATCTTGAAATATACCATAGTCCTCCATTAAGAAACTTAACTCAAAACTATTCTTACTTTGCTTTACATTGTATCGTAAACTATTGTATAAATCTCCCGAAGAACGTTTCTTATCTCTTGTTAAATTTGCCTTTGATTGTGTTACCACATACTTTGCAAATCTATTTAATTCTTCTTGTACGTTTTTTAACATATTGACATATCATTTGGCACTATTACATCAACAGTTAAAACCCAACCTGCTAACTCATCTTCAAACCTATCATAAAAAGGCTCAAATACAGGCGGACTATCTACTTGATATAAATCTAAATGTAAACTACCTCCTCTTAATATTTGCACTAATCTATTTAAAACTGCTAATTGTGTGTTTAATATATCTTGCTCGTTTGTATTACCTACAAATACATCAACTACTTCTTCTTTAGAAACATCAACAATATCCATCGCAAAAATAGATAAACTAAAACGTAATACACTATCTTCATTCGTTGCATTATTTACTATTAAGTGTGATAAAGGAAACATTGTCTGCTTTGCTAATGCTATTCTTGAAATATCTCCCGTAGTAACAGTATTAACATTTACATCTGATAACAATGTATCTTTAATCTTTTGAGTTAAGTTATAATATCCTTGCATTTTAAAATTTACTTTTTATTCTTTTTGCTTCCAACTCTGATTTCTCTTTTTCAAAAGATAACATCGTTAAACATTGATGTACATTTAATTTAGTGATATCTTCAAATCTTGTAATATCTCCGTTAGCGAGTCCATAAATTGATTGATACCAACCCCATTTTGCTGCAAAGTTTGATTCACTTGAATAATCTCCTCCTCCGTTCCCGCTGAATAATGTATCATATGTTTCGATAAGGTTATCCCTAAATTGTACAAAAAAAAAATTGAACCAATAACTGCACTCAATGGCATATCCTTCATTACTTCGGGTGTTAATGCAGTGTAATCAACTATACTATATTTTTCTAATTTAGAAATCTTTATTGGTCTATATAATACATTCATTGCAATGTGCATATTTTCCCAAGCTGCTAAATTGTTATCTAAATCAATATACTCGCCTAAACTCATTTCATTTAAATCGGGTATAAAGCCATAGTCTACTCCATTCATTGTAAACTTTGTTACGTGATTTGGTTTAGTATTTAAAACCTTATCTAACATTGTAAGTACTTTGTTTACACTACCCATCTTTAATTTATAACTATCAGATAAAGGTACTCCACAAAATATTTCAATCATTTTAGCATCTAAAAAACTACCACTTGGATTATTCTCTGCTATTCTTAAATACTTTTGGTACTGCCCTAAAGTTATTTCATCTAAACTACTTGGTACGTTGAGTTCTAATTTCATATTTATATTACAAATTATCTTTAATGTTTTATGAAAAAACCAATACAATTTTCATAAGCCTTCGTCAATAACAAATATTGTTGAGGTGTTTTAGGTTTAGCAATTCTTACTTGCTTATTTTTCCTGTGATGAATATAACACTCAATCACCGCTATCATTTCTTCGTTTGCCATTACCTTATACTATAATTACCCTTGTTTGGGTTATCTAAATTGTAAATAACGTTGTATCTAATACCATCAATTGCGTGATTAAAATCATCTACATATAACTTACTACCTTTATCTAAATACACATAGTTATTTAATTCCTTTGCTATGTTCGTACTGTTTGGCTCAACTACTATTTCAAAGTCTTGCATCGTTGTTATACCACTTTCAATAGTTCCTTTCTTTACTGCTTTCATATTAACACCTTTATATTTTAAATCAGATATTAATCTTGGTTCTGCACTATCTGCAACTATTAATTTCTTACCAACTCTACTTAATATTATTTGTGCTAATTCTGTTGTACCTAAACCATTTCTATACAAATGTTCTTTAACGTATATTTTTCTTTTTGCTTTATCAATAGCAACTTCTGTTAATGTATCGGGGTCTATACTAAAACCAAAGTCCATTCCACAACTTGTTTGTAAACCATCGGGATTGAACTCCCCAAAACTCCAATTCGTAAATACAACACCTTCTGCTTTATCTAACCAACCACCAAGTATTTTATGTTTGTACTTATTAGGGTTTGTTAAACGTATGTTCTCAATGTTCTTTAAGAATGATTCGGGTAAGTTTAAGCGATTATCTAAATACGTTGTATGTATGTAGCAAGTATCTCCTACTTGTCCGTTAAAACCTTCCTTAACACCTTTAGCTTCAAAGAAACGTTTATATATCCAATGTTCTT